GTATACGTGTACTTCGGATTCGAGCCATTCATCACGCAGCCTCCTTTGCACGGTGGATCTTCGGTTGCGGCGGCTGGGTGCTTTCGTTGAAGTCGCCGAGGTCCAGGCCGAGCATCAGGTACTCCATGAAGGCCGAGATGCCGCCCTGGTTGATCTCGTCGCGCACTGCCGCGTGAAAGTGACGAGGCCACGCCGGCGGCATCTCCAGCACGACGAACCTGCGGCCGCCGAGGTCGGAGGGCAGGAAGTCGCTGTAGGTAGAGAGGAAAACGAAGTTGAGGTGATTCGGCTTCACCTCCGGTGCCTGGCCGCGCCGCTCCACGATCACCGACTCTGCGGTGACGAACGCGCGCATGCGAGCCACGTGGCGCGCGTGGTAGGTGCCGCGCACCACGACCATCGAGCAAGGCGCGACAGCCCAGCGCGTGAACTTGTCGTGTAACTCATCGGTGGTGATCACGCGCGAGTCCGTCGGGAACAGGGACGTGAGGATGTCTTCGAAGAACAGGCTCTTGCTGAAGTGATTGCCGTTGATGACCAGCGCGGTCCGCATCTTCGCGCCCGGGTTGCGCATCTGAAACGCGATCCAGCGCAGGATCCACGTGCGCATGTTCTCGTCCAGGTCGCACAGGTGCAGCAGCAGCCCCAGGATGTTGTTGCAGGCCGCTGGCTGGAAACTGTCGCGGGTGCTGAAGCTTTTCACGGCGTCGCTTATCCGCGCCACGAGCGACTGCATGAGACGAATCAGCTTGTTCATGCTGGCTCCTGGCTGGTGGTCTTGGTGGCCTTCTTCGTGACGCGCTTGGCCTTGACTGCCGCCGGCGCCGGCGTCGGCTCGAGCGCGACCTCAACCGCGGCCGGCGAATCTGCCTGATCTTCGTCCGTAGCGTCCGCATGCTCGAGCTGCTGTGCAGCCGGCTGCGGGTCCTCGGCGTTCGCTTCTGGCATGTGGAAGCCGCCCTGGCCGTACACGTAGCCCAGGCTGCTGGCCGCGTCCTGGAGCGCCCCGAGCAGATCCGGGCGCTGCGCAATAACCAAGTCCTTGAGCTCGTTGATTCGCTGCGGTGCCGACTTGATGAACTTGGACAGATCGGCCGCCGAGCTGAACCTGTTGGCGTCGATCGGCGTCGGGAACAGTTCCTCGCGCACCTGGTCAGGGTCTACACCTTCAAAGCGTGCCATCGCGGCGACGAAACGGAAGCTGTCAGTGTTCGCCTCCCCGCGCTTGATATGCCATTGATCGATCGAGAGCAGCTCGCCCACGAGTAGGTCGATCAGCAGCAGCTGCACGTCGGCCACGCTCGCCTGCTCGACGTACGCAATGACTGACTCGTCGGAGCTGGTATCGAATTGATAGGTTTCGCCGAGCAGGTCGTCGGGCAGCGGCATTTCCATGACAGCCAGCTTGGTCAGTTCGCGCAGCGCCTGCACGCTAAAGCCATTGGCCAAGCCGTGCTTTCTCAGGCGCTTGTATAGCTCGAGGCGGAATTGAGTCTCTTGCTTCGCTTTCTCGGCATCCGGATTGCTCGGCTGACTACCGTTACTCGTGGACGGGAACGGCCAGGCATCGGCCGGCGCCGCTTGAGCGGAGCCATCCGCACCCTGAGCTTTCATCCGCTCGGCGTGCGCCTCAACGGTTTCGCATGCGCCGGCGACCTCAAGAGCCTTCTGCACTTCGGCTCGGCTATAGAGAGGAACCGGCGTACCGTCGCCATCCTTGCCGTAAGCGATCACCGCTGGCCTATCTTCTCCCAGCCATTTTTCAATAGAGCCGCCGTTCCGCGTACCTGGCGCGTTACGTGCGAAATACATCAGAGCGGCTTCACCGCGGACGAGATCGCCCTTGCTGTGTCCCCACGCACTCGACATCGCGGCATCATTCTCTTCTCCGTCCAAGACCGGGATGCCGCGCTTATTTGCCTCGACGATGATGGTGGCGTAGTGAGCCGCTTTTTTCTCGGCGAAGCACTCAGGGTCGGTGCAGACGTCTGCAGCAACCCCCTCGAAGATTTCCGGCTGATTGCCGGCGCGCTTCGGGCACTTCACGCACGAACCTGCCGATGCAAGCAGCTTGGCGTCTTTGAGCGGGAACACGGCCTTCTTGAGGTCGAGCATGTACTTGCGCTGGACATGATCGGCAGCAGAGCGATACGACATCGGCTCAGGACGGTAGGTGTCGGTCGCAGTGACTTCTTTGAGCGCCTGCACTTGGAGCTTTGGGACAGGAATGCGCGCGATTAACAGCGCCGTCGACGCGGAGATCTCGTTGTTCAGGAACGGTTCGCGCGCCTCGGGCGCCAGCGCGCACAGCTTCAGGCGCGCATACACGTAGGCCTTGCTCTTCTTCACCTCGTCGGCCAGCTGGTCGGCGCTGAACCCGTGCTGCAGCATGAGCAGCTGGTAGCCCTCGGCTTCCTCCATCGGGTGCGGATCCTCGCGCTGCAGGTTCTCCAGGATGCGCAGCTTGGCCGCCTCGAGGTTGCTGAGGTTGCGGCACAGGGCCGGGATCGTTTCCTTGCCGGCGATCTTGGATGCCCGGTAGCGGCGCTCGCCGGCGACGATCTCGTACTCTTCCGGCGCATCGGGCGTCGGGTCGACCGGGCGGATCAGGATCGGTTGCGCGACACCCACCGACGTGATGCTGGCCGCCAGCTCCTGCAGCGCCTGTTCGTTGAAGCGCTTGCGGTTGTCCGGCGAAATGCGGATCTTGGCGAGTTCGTACTGGCCGTAGATGCCGCCGTCCTGGGCCAGCTGCTCTGCAACCGCCGCGGCGGACACGGCTGGGGTTTTCGTAGTCATCGTTTCTCCTGATAGTTGTGATGGGACTGCTAAGGTGTCGCGTGGGTTGAAGGGTCAGGCGCTACTTCGGGATTTCCGGTAGACCTTGGTAAAGGTGCGGTTGACGGCATGCCCCCGTCGCAGTACGGCGCGCGCCAGTTGGGCGCGATCGGCATGGCTGCTATCGGATTGGCGCAGCAGGCCGAGGTAGCTGTTGGCAGCCGCAAAGACGGTGTCGCCGTCCATCGTGCGGATCCTGCTGATGGCCTGGCTGACAGTGCGGCGCCGGGCGCGGGTATGCCATGGCCGGATCACGTGCCCGACGAAGTCAACGCCACGCGCAACCGGCTGCAGGATCGTTTTGGACGGGTTGAGTCGCGCACCGAGCGTGGCCGGCAGGAAGGTATCGATGCTGGTCAGCGCCTGGTTCAACCACTGCGGCGACTCGTGCAGCAGGATGAAGTCGTCGACGTAACGCACGTAATGGCGCGCGCGCACCTGGTGCTTGGCGTACTGGTCGAGCGCGTCCAGGTAGATGTTGGCGAAGAACTGACTGGACAGGTTCCCGATCGGCAGGCCGAGATGGGCGGGCTGGGTGGCCAGCCGTTTATGCGCTGGCACCAAGTCGATCAGCTGCCGATCGCCGCGCAGCTCGAAGTTCTGGCGCGGGTCGTGAAACAGGATTACCTCGGCAAGCCAAAGCCACCAAGGTTCCGTGACCCGGGCCGCGATTTGGTCGCGCAGCACGTGCTTGTCGATCGCGACGAAGAAGTTGGCCAGGTCGCACTTCAGGTACCACAGCGGCCGGCTCCAGTTCTCGGAGGCGCTGCGGATCTTGCTTTCCAGGCGCTGCGCCGCGTATAGCGTGCCTCGGCCGGGAATGCAGGCACAGGTGTCGCTGATGAACGAACGGTAGAACCGTGGCGCGATGCGGTTGTACAGCAGGTGGTGGACGATCCGGTCGCGGAAGTCGGCCGCCCATACTTCGCGCGGCTTGGGGCGCGTGATGATGAAACAGATCGACCGGCCGGGCTGGTAGCTGCCGTCCAGCAGCTCGTCGCGTAGGTGCGCGAGGTTGCGCTCCTGGTCCTGTTCAAACGCTGCGGCGCTGGCCGAGTTACGCTTGGTCTTACGGCAGTCGAGGTATGCCTGCACCAACTCCTCGAAAGAAAAATCAGCATGGTGGCGACCGGGATAATCTGCGGACCGCGCGAGCGCGGAGCTGCGCCGACTTGTTGTTGTTGTTCTGGTTGCCGTTGTTGAAGTTCTGGTTCCAGGCACAGTCGGCGTTGGCAGCGTGCTGCGTGTGTTCGTGCTATCTACGTCGCCCCGCCGAAGGCCTTGCTGGCCGATCAGTGGGGAAACTGCGCCGGACCTGTCCGAACTATGGCGGGCGGTTTCCGTGATGCGCATGGCGGTGGCCTCGTGAGCCAGCGGCACGACCAGATTAAAAGTTCGCACAGTCATGGTGGCCTTGACCATCAGGAAGCGGGCGACATTGCGGAACGGCGCCATCCACTGGCCTGCTTGCCGACGCTGGTGGTCAGCTCGACCGCGCGGGCGTACTGCTTCACCGCAATCAGGCGCTTGTCGCGCGCGAGACGCAGCAACAGTTCCGCCACCTGCAGGCGTTCGAGCAGATCCTGCAGGTGCGGCGCCTTCTCCCGTGCGGTGTTGGCGCGGAAGATCAGCGTCACGATCTCGACGACCTCATCGCGGAGCTTGCCGCCGATCGATGCCTTGAAATCGCGAGGCATGTTCTTGGCGAGGTCCGTGACGACATCGAGGAGGTCGTAGGCGACCTTGTAAATCGGCAGTTGGGTGTGGAGTGCCATGCTGAAGAAAGGACTAAATTACTGAATGGTCAATCTGCGGACCGCGCGAGCGCGGAGCTGCGCCGACTTGTAGTTGTAGCCCTGGTAGCCGTAGCCGAAGTTCTGGTCCCAGGCACAGTCGGCGTCGGCAGCGTGCTGCTCGCTCGACCAGTAGTAGCGCTGTCCGAACTGGCCCTTCAGGTTCGCGAACAGCAGGGACTGCTCGCGCCGCGTCGGCAGCTCGCCGCCGGCATCGGCCGCAAACTTCTTCGCTTGTTCCCAGTTGACGTCCGCCTGGTCGCCCGGCAGCAGGATCAGGTGATGCGACGGCAGGCCGTCGTCGCCCAGGATGATCCCGGCGTAGTGCTCGCCCAGCTGCAGCTCGACCTTGGTTTCGCCGATCGTGACGATGCGCGGCATCTGCGCTTTGAAGGCCGCGATCATGTCGGCCACGTTCTGGTGTGCGGCTTCGAGGTCCGCAAGGGTGAGGGAGGTCATCAATGGCTCCGAAAAATGGATGAAGGGTTAAATTGGGAATCTGCGGACCGCGCGAGCGCGGAGCTGCGCCGACTTGCCGCCGGTGCTCTGGTAGCCGTCGTCGAAGTCCTGGCCCCAGGCACAGTCGGCGTGGGCAGCGTGCTGCGTGCTCGACCAGTACCACTCGTCCGCGAAGGCCTGCTCGCCACCCTCGGCAAAGCCATCGGCGGCCGTCTTAGCCGGCAGCGCCGTGGTGTACTGGTGCGTCGACGGCATTGCCGACGGGTTGACGCCGCTGCGACCGTACAGCGAGTTCAAGCGCGCCGTCGGCTTCAGGTTGCGGTACAGGACCTCGAGCTCGTCCTGGCTCGGGATGTACCAGTCGGCGTAGCCGTCGATCTGCAGGCCGCGCGCCCACTGCGCCAGATCGCTGCCGGCTTCGGCCATCGCAACCGTGTTCTCCAGGCCGTCGTTGTAGCTGCAGGCGCCGACAACGGACGCTTCGGAATCGAGCCAGGCGAGATCGGCGCGCTCGCCCTCGGCCTTCGGCGCCACGATCAGGCCATGCAGCACGCCGGCAATCAGGATGCGGCCGGCGTAGAAGCCGCCGCCAAACGGCGTGCCGATGACGGTGGGGGCGGTGCTGATGGCGTCCTTCGTTTTCTCTTGGATATCCATAGTTCTTCTTTCTTGTGGTTGATGGGACTACTGGGGTGCTACGGGTGAATTCGTTTCGTGCCGGCCGGGCGCGCGCTGGCCACAGGGTCGGTGGTGAAGAAGCCAAGCTTGGCGCCGGGACCCGGGCCGGGCAGCGTGACGTCGACCAGCCATTTGGTGGAGCCCTTCACGGGCTGGTGCTGTGCGCGGGCCGGCGCCGAGATCTCGTAGCCGCGAGCGCGCATCAAGGCGAAGACGCGCAGCATGTCCAGGCGCTTGCCGTCACTGGAGACCTCCGCCAGCGTGCAGACGTGTGCACTGCAGAAGTCGCTGAGGCTGGTGCGGTCGCGGGCATCCTCGAGCGCACGATGGAGCTCGCCAGTGCCAGGAGGCGAGGTGTGGGCGCGCGCGTTGGGCGCACGGATAGCGACGGCGGCGGTCATGCTGGGATCACCGTGATGCCGAAAGCTGCCTCTCCCATAGCCTCGGATGCAGCGTTGTATGCATCCGCTGCGGACGGCGCGATCGCGCCGTATTGGATTGTTTGGTCGAGCAGTCGGACTGTTATCTGGAAGCGCCGCATCACTGATCCTCTGTTATTGATTCAAGGAAACCGCCGTGTCTGTTCGCCGAACTTTACCTCAGGGTAAAAACAAATACAATACCTGCGGGTAAATTTATGGGTAAATTTACGCAATGCGAGCCGCATTGGCGGTCCGCCAGTATTGTTCTAGGTAAAAACGACCGCGTGCTTTATGGGTCTATATGACGGGCGGGCAGGTCAGTCCTGGACGTTGTCGAGGATCTTTCGGGCGATGTCTTTGAGCTCGAGGTTCTGTCGTTTGAGATCCTCGATTCCTTCCAGCAGAGGGTCGACCTGCAGTCGCGCAAGAATCTCCGCATTGAGCGAGCGGCCGTTGCGCTCCGCAGCTTCGGTGAGGCCATTGTGTAGTAGCCGGGGAATTCGAAGCTGTGTTCGTACGTGGTCTTCTTGTTTCCGATCTTTGGTCATCGCGGGATTCTTAACCGCGACGCCGATCAGGTGTTGTATTTGACACTAAAGTAGTGTCAGTCACGTAGGGACGCCTGGCGCTAAATTTTGCAAAACAGGCCACCTGCAAGTTGGTCTCTCTCTCTTGAGAATGTTAATTGTGATTTTCAGTGATATTCAATTCTAGAAATTAGAGCATAAAGGCATTGCTATCCCAGTGTTAGCGTTTTATGCGAGGCGCTTATGTTTCCCGTAAGACAGACTAATTTACATAAAGAAATGACAGAACGAGAACGAGTTTTAGCAGCGTATGACGCCATGGATCAACGTAGGAAAAAGGAGTACCTAGAGTGGGGGGAGGTAACGGCAAAAGCTCACCCGGCCCGGCGGGAGGAGCTCGCGGGCTTAACGCTTGTGGTGAATAACCGTGCTAGAGGCGGCGGGTAACACCTTCACTTTTCGCACGATCTCGGCCAGCTTGAACACAGAGTCCTGACCCTCGGCGTCCGTCGCGCGGTACATCGACAGTAGGGCAGCCTCATTGGCAGAGACCCACTGGAGCTCCATCGAGCTTACCTCTGGCTCTACAGCCCGGTCCAGTGAGCGTCGATCGAGGTTGAATGTCTGAGCGATCACGTCAGCCATATCCTCGCCAATCCTCTTAAACCCCGGCTTGTCCGGCGGGTAGAGCATCCTCGCAACATACGAATCAGACCGACCCAGGCGCTTGGCAAGGGAGGATACCTTTCCATCGCATTGCTCGTTCATTAACTCGCTGAGCTTTTGGCGTCGAAGTTCGTATTTGTCCATGCCCGGATTCAATCATTAATCCATTGGTGGGTAAATTACCTACGGGTGTTCGATAAGTGTTGACTTTGATGTTACCTATGGGTAAAAATCCGGGTCATGAAAAAACTTTTGTCCTACATCAACAGCTTAGACAAGGAGAGCCGGGCTGCGTTCTGCAGCTCGATCGATGCGAGTGAGCGCTACTTGCGCAAGGCCATCAGTAAGGGCCAGCGGATGGGTGTGGAACTGTGCATTGCCATTGATCGGAACTCTGGCGGCGCAGTGCGCTGCGAGGACATCCGGCCCGATGTCGACTGGGCGTATTTGCGCACTAGCCAAGCCACGAGCGAAGCGTAGTTGTAAACCAAAAATTAATAAACCACCAAGAAAAGGGGATGTTTGTGGAAATTCGGCAATCTTATCTGGCAATGATCAGGTCATTCCCTGGCGGCTGGGACGCGATCGTGGGCGCCTTGTGCATGAGTCGCGATGCGCTCGAGAACCGCATTTACGAGCGCAAAGGGCAGGGCGTGCTGGTCGAGACGGCCATGCAGATCCAGAAGTTCTCCAGCACCACGCACTTCGCCGAAGCGATCGCTGCGGCCAGTGGCGGCACGTTCGTCAAGCTGCCAGACGCTGAGGTCCACAACGAGGACCTGACGAAGAAGTTCAACGAGCTGTATGCCAGCCTGGGCAAGTTCTCGAGCGACTTCAACCAGGCGACTGCCGACGAGCAAATCGACCGGCGCGAGGAAGCCATCCTGTCGGCTGACGTCGACCACATGCACAAGATGCTTTCCGAGCTGCTCGGCCTGGTGCTCCGCGTGTACAAGCCGGCGCCGAAGGTGGATGCATGACGGCCCCTCGCAAAGGCCCGCGCGCTGACAGCCGTGCGCATTTCGGGCTCAAGCAGCTGCACAGCTACGGCGGCCGGGCGATCCCCCGGGACTGGATGGTTGCAGTTGGCTGGCAGGCGACGGTTGGCGAGTTCGAACGGCAGGTGGTCGGCCCGCTGCTGCTGCATTCGTTGGTTGTGAAAAGCGGCATCGATTATGTGGTCACCGGAGGTGGTCGTGATTACCTGGGCATCCTGCCGGACGCGCCGGCACCCACGCTGACGTTGACGCCTGGCGCCTACGTTCCGCCTATCCGCCCGCTGTCCTCGAAGTACATGCCGGGCATGCGCATCACCAGGCCGGGCGCCCTTGACTACAAGGCCTTTCCCTCCCGCGTGGGCGATCAACTTATCCCGCACGGAGAGAAGGCCGCAGCGTGACCCTGGACGATTTTTCTACAGTTGGGCGCGCAGCGCTCAACTCTATTCAATCGCTTCTCGAAGAGTGGTTCCCCGACGGCGTTGTCGAAGGCGGGAACGAGTTCTGCATCGGGTCACGCAGCGGCGAGGCGGGCCAGTCCCTGCGCATTCGCCTGCACGGCGAGAAGGCCGGGGTTTGGTCCGACTTCTCCGACGGCGCAGCCGGCGGAGACCTGATCTCGCTCTACGCCTTTATTCACGACCTGAAGCCCGGCCAGGCGTGCGCAGCGCTCGCCGAGAAGTTTGGTATCCAACTGACCGATTCCGGCAGCAAGCAACGTAAAACGCAGCCCGGCCCGATCGCGGCGAAGCCAAAAACATCGCCTGAACCCGCGCCTGCGCAAGCCGGCAGGGGGGTAGGGGCACTTCCCGAGAAGAAAAGTCGCACGCCCTGGAACCCGATTCTGCCGGTCCCTGACGATGCCGGCCCTTATCCGAAAGCGCACACCGTGCGCGGCCGCCCGGAAGCGTTCTGGGAATACCGAAACGCTGCTGGCCAGCTGCTCGGCGTGATCTACCGCTTCATCCGGTCGGACGGGGGCAAGGAGGTGCTGCCTTGCGTCTTCGCGCGCCACCCAGTAACGGGACAGTGTGAATGGCGCTGGATGGCCTTCCCTGAACCGCGGCCGCTGTACCTGAAGGGGGCGCATCGCCCTGAGTTAACGGTGCTGGTCGTCGAGGGCGAGAAGTGCACGGACGCGGCGCACGCGCTTGTCGGCGGCGCTTTCGACGTGCTGTCCTGGTCAGGCGGAGGCAAAGCCGTCGCGAAGAGCGATTGGACAAGCATCCGCGATCGCGACGTGATCCTGTGGGCCGACTGCGATGCGAAGGCCTACAAAGAAGGGCATGAGCGTGCCGGCCAGCTGATGCCTGAGCACGAGCAGCCGGGAATGTCAGCGATGAACAAGATCGCCGAGATCCTGCGTGGTCAGGGTTGTACGGTGTACTTTGTGGACATCCCTGCACCTGGCGCCGTGGACGATGGCTGGGACGTGGCCGACCTGATTGCCGCCGGTGCTGGCGCCCAGGACGTGATTGCCTGGGCGACGAAGCTTCGTACCGCGCCAGAGGCACTTGCTGCAGTCGAGGATGATGTCCCGGACTGGGTCGGTGAGCAGATGGCTGAGCAGCTGGCAGCCACTTCTACCCCACGTCCGGCTGGCGCGGACGCGCTCTCACGCCAACAGCTGCGCGCGATGCTAATCCCGACCGCGAATGGCGGTATCAAGGGGTGCCGCGAAAACGTGTACATGGTGATGGAGAACGACGAGAGGCTGGCCGGCCTCGTCGGGCTCGACCTGTTCTCCGGTCTACAGGTGAAGCGGCGGAAGACGCCGTGGCCGAGCGAGCCGGGCGAGTGGACCGAGGCCGACGACTTTCGCCTTGGCCTGTATATGGCTAAGTACCACGGCCTGCTGCTCGCTTCAATCGGTGACATCGAGCGCGGTGTAGCGCAAGCGGCGCGCGAGCACAGCTTCAATCCGGTCGTGGAGTACTTTGACCGCTGCGCCGCGATGTGGGACCGGAAGCCGCGTGTGGAAATGGCCTTGACCCGCTACTGGGGCGCTGCCGATACCGAGTACTCGCGGCTGGTCTCGACGATGTTCCTGATTGGCATCGTCGTGAGGGGATATCGCCCAGGCGTCAAGAACGACTACGCGCCTGTGTTCGAAGGTGGTCAGGGGCGCGGCAAGTCGACCTTGCTCAAGGTGCTGGGCGGTGAATGGTTCGCTGACACGCCTTTCCGCATGGGCGAGAAGGACGGCTACCTGTCCATTCAGGGCGTGCTGCTGTACGAGGTGGCCGAGCTCGAGCAGTTCAACCGGTCCGAGGTCACGGCGATCAAGGCGTTCATGTCGAGCACCGTCGACCGCTTCCGTGAGCCGTACGGCCGGCGGATGAAAAACGTGCCGCGGCGGTGCGCCTTTGCGGCGACGACGAACGAGGACGCCTATTTCAAGGACACCACCGGCAACCGGCGTTTCTGGCCGGTGGAGACAGGCCATCTGAACATCGAAGCCCTGGTCGAAGAGCGCGACCAGCTGTTGGGCGAAGCGATCGCCATGCTCAACGCCGGCGTGCACTGGTGGCCGAGCTTCGACCAGCAGCAGCGGCTGATCGACCCGATGCAGGAAAGCCGCGAGATCCCGGATCCGTGGCGTGGCCGCATTTGGGAGTACCTGGAAGGAATGGACGCCGACGGCAAGCCGATCATGGCCGGAAAGGTTCAATCCGTGACTGCGCGCGAGCTGCTGACGCGGGCGCTGCACTTCGAGCTCGCGAAGATGGGGCCGGCCAAGGCCGAGACCATGCGCGTCGCCGCGATCATGAAGAAGTTCGGGTGGATCAAGCGCCGTGAATCGGGTGGCGCACGCGAGTTTTACTACGAACGACCGGCTGCGGAAGCCGAGCAAGGGGCGCAAGCAGTGCCGGCAGAGGTGGGCGATGAACCCCTGCCGCTCTAACCGAACCGGCTGGATGCCGGCGGCTCACCAGGGATCGCGGGCGCTGCATGCGCAGGCGGAAAAGGTGCGGTCGTCGGACCAGTTTTCCGGCAAACCTTGTCTAACCGCCAGACCTCCGTTTTTAGAGGTTAGGCGGCTGAAACCCGCATGGATACTGGCCCCGCCTAACCTCCTAACCTCGCGAACCAACATGCGCACGCACATACACGACGCACGCCCGCGTATACGTGCGCGACGGGTATAGGGCTGCATTTACGTTTTTAGCAAACATCAAAAATAGGTTAGGTAGGTTAGGAGGTTAGACGAAGCCAGTGTTCATGCGGGTTTCAGCCGCCTAACCTCGCCGCCAACCTTTTTGAGGTTAGGCGAGTGGCAAGGGGAGAGTGAGATGACCAAGGGCAGTTTGCGGGATCAGATGCCGATCACGGCCGCGTGGATCGATGAGCTGCGGAAGGTGTTCGGCCAGGTGTCGATCGATGGGCAAATCAGGAAGTCGATGCGCGGCGAGCCGGTATTCTTCGCCAGCGAGAACGGGCATGGGGTTGGCACCCCAAGCCCCGAGCGGACCCGGATTCAGTGGGATGCCCGTGGACGGCCCTACGTGGCCAGCGGACCAGGCGCCGGCCAGCAGGAAGTAGAGATCACAAAATTTGCTGCCAGAGAGCGGCGGGAACAACTGAAAGGGGTGAAGTGATGGGTGCAGCAGAGCAGCAGGTGGAAGAGCCAATTTTTGAAGATGCAAGGCAGGCGGTGCACGTGGCGTTCCTGGTGATGGCACAGCCGGCCCGGCAAGACGCGCCGTTCCGGAAGGCGCTGATCCGCTCGATGGAATCGATCAACCTCAGCACCACGCAGCGCCACTGGCTTGACCAGCTGCGCGGCGAGCCGTCAGGCCGGATCAACTTCGCCGGGCTCGATATGAACGAGGTCCGCGCGCAGTGCGTGATGATTACGCAGGCCGTCGCGACCAAGCTCCCGGAACCGGAGCGGTGGGTGCTACTGGCCAAGTACGGCCAGACCGACTTCGAGGATGTGGTAGACGATGAGCCGGGTTGCAGCCAGGTAGCTGCATCCCTGGAGCGCACGCGCAAACAACTGGAGGCGCTGACGGTCAAAATGGAGCGGGCTCGCGCCGAACTTGATGCTACCCGCGACAACTACGTGGACGCGCAACTTCGTATTACTCCGCCACGGGTTGCGTGGTCGGCGCAGGAGCAGTATCAGGCTGCTCGAGATGGGGTTCGAGACGTTGGTGCGGAAATCGCGCGGGCCGAAGGGCAGCAGCGCGCCGCGCAGATCGCCCTCGAGCGACTGTCGGCCTGCAGTCTGATGGAGAATGGTCCGCGCACGAACGGCAACAACCAAGAGCCGCGCCGCCGCTTCGCTTTCTCGGCGGAGCGCATCGAGGCTATCGACGGGCTGGCCCAGTGGTTCGCTCCCATGTTTCCACGTCTGAAACCTCTTGCGCTCAACTGCATGCTCGGGAGGATGTTCGCTACCCATAAGAAAATCGACATAACGGCGCGTGAGCTGGCCACATCGTTCGGCGGCAGCCACATGACCTACGTGCGCGCTTCCTGGAAGATGAAGAACCACATTCGCCAGCTGGAAGACAATGCGATGGAACGCCTGGCACCGTACCTGGCCAAACAGGGCGTGGCATGGCCTGTTCAAGAAACCTGTTGACGCAAGTGTTCCAGATGGGATACATTCTGGTCATTCTCGAAGCCATTGCGACTTGCGTTCGCTTCGATTGACTCAAACCCCGCCTGGTGCAGACCACGCGGGGTTTTTTCGTCTCCTAGTAGGTCGAGAGATCGGCCCTTGCCGGCGCCACTGGCCCGGCTTTTTTATTCTCAACGACGAAAGGTGGTGGTCCTGTCTCGATCCGCTGCAAAGTGGGGGATACAACGATCGTTCGTTTGCCCGGTTCAGCCGGGCTTTTTTATTCCAAGACCGCAAGAGCATCTTAGACCGCCAGCGTCTGACTCACAAGGGTTAGGCAGGACGGACATTGCGGGGAAGTTGTGGATCAGTGCAGGCGTCTGCACAAGCCCACGTCCAGTCGCTAATCCATATGCCAACGTCAGCTCCTCGCCCATGTAGCGCACCAGGCTGCAATGTGCTGGTGCGCGACGGCAGCGGGCGCTGCGCCTCGCACCCCAAGCAGTCATGGGTCAAGACGACACCAGTTAAGCGGATCACAGGTCGACGGCTGCAGGCGATGCGCGCGGCCCTGTTCGCGCGCCAGCCTCTCTGCGCTGAGTGCTCGCGTCAGGGACGTATCAGCGCAGCTACCGAACGCGACCACATCACCCCCCTGGCTGAGGGCGGTGTGGACGATGAGAGCAATGAGCAAGGACTTTGCAGCGCATGCCACGCGGCGAAGAGTCAGGGTGAGGCGGAGCGCGGCCGGATTAGAAATAGCTAGGCCACTTAGCTCCCCGGGGGGCGTCGAATCTTCAAACCCGCGCGCTGGAAACCGTAGTCTCAGCCTGATTTTTATGGAAAACAAAAACTACCCCAGGGGGGTTTAGTTCACTAGGCGCGCGTAGTTCATTTGTCCCTCGACTTTTGCGAACCGCGAGAACGGAGAAGGAAAATGGATCCTACAAAATCTGTCGTGATATCGCTACCGACGGTCGGCGCGTCCAGCGTCCAGGCGTCGGTTGGCGAATTGACCTCGCCGGCGCCGCCGCCGGTCATCGGCCTCAACGACGAAGAGAAGCAGGTCTACGACTACCTGTGTGAATCGCTGCGCCAAGCCGGCGTCGAGCACCTGACTGCAGGAATGCCGCTGGCGGTCATCGTGCGTACATTCATCGACTGGATTAAGGCATCAAAGGAGTGCGCTGAGAAGGGACGGGTGCAGATTTCAAAAACCGGGTGGGCTACGCCGACGCCGTGGGCCGATGACGAAAAGCGGCTCAAGATGGAGCTAGGCCAATGGCTACCAAAAGCATGTTTGACGATTCCGTCGCTGGCGCGAGTGCGCAAGGATACGGGCGCCAGCAGCGGCCAGGACGACCTGTTCGGAGAACTCGTAAGCCACGCCACCAGCTCACCCGCAAGAAAGTTCTCGAGCTAACGCCGCAGGTCCTGCAGGAGTGGGACGAGGCGTACGGGCTGCCGGTGCTGCGCGGCGAGATCCCGGCCTGCCGGTACGTGTACCTGGCGGTTCTGCGACATTACCGCGACCTGCAGACTGGCGCGGCTCGCGGCCTGGTGTTCAGCCCGGAGCACGCCTGGCACATCATCCATTACATCGAGCGGTTCTTTGTTCACATCAAGGGCCCGCTCGCTGGCAAGCCGATCCTGTTGGACCCTTGGCAGCAGTTCTGGACCGCCGCCTTGTACGGCTGGCGCCGGCAAAGTGATGGCGCCCGCCGCTTTAGCCGTGGTTATGAGGAGGTGGCGCGCAAGAACGGCAAGAGCACGTGGAAGGGGCCGCAGGGCGCGTATCTGTTCTCGATGGACGGCGAGATCGGCGCCGAGGTGTACGCGGTAGCGACGACGCGCTCCCAGGCGATGACGGTTTTCAAACCGGCGTTCGACAACATCAAGCGCTGGGTACGGCGATCGGCTGGTGTGGCGCGCTCATTCAAGGTGTACGCAGGCCTGAACCAGGAGAAGATCGAGCTCGACAACTCGGTGTTCGCGCCGCTGCCGGCGAACGCGGAAAACCTGGACGGCCTGAACCCGTCGGTGATCCTGTTCGACGAGCTGCACGCGCAACGCAGCCGCGACGTGTGGGACGTGATGGAATCCGCGCTCGGCGCGCGGCAGCAGCCGCTGCTCTCCGCGATCACGACCGCCGGCTTCATCCTGGACGGGATCTGTACCGAGATCCGGTCCTACCTGATCTCCGTGCTGGAGGGGAAGCGCGTCGACGATGCCTTCTTCGGCTACGTGTACACGCTTGACCCGAACGACGATCCGTTCCTCGAGGCGAACTGGTACAAGGCGAATCCTGGCCTGGGCCGTTCGAAGACCCTGGAGTACATGCGCGGCATGGCGCGCAAGGCTGCCGCGCTGCCGGGGGCGAGGGCCAACTTCCTGACCAAGGACTTGAATGTCTGGTGCAACAGCGCTGAAGGCTGGTTCGACATCAGCGTCTGGGACAAGGGCGGCAAGAGATTTGACCCGGCGCTACTAAAGGGCAGGCGCTGCTTCGGAGGGCTCGACCTCGCGTCGACGCGTGACCTCACCGCTTATGCCTTGTTGTTCCCGCCAGATGATGATGGTGAGCCGTGGTACGCGCTTGTGTGGTTCTGGTGCCCACAGGACAAGATCGACGCCGAGGAACATGACGACGCCGCACCGTACAAGGCTTGGCAGGAAGCGGGCTGGATTACCGGTACCGAGGGCAATGTCACTGACTACGGGCCAGTGCGCCGGTGCATCTTGCAGTCGATGCAGGACTACGACGTGCAGGAGATTGGCTTCGATCGCTGGAACGCGCTGCAGCTGGCCAACGAGCTGCTCGAGGCAAATGTGCCGCTCGTGGAAGTGCCGCAGAACACAGGCGGCATGTACCCCGGTAGCAAGCGGCTCGAGGAACTCGTGTACGGCAAGCTGCTGCAGCACGGCGGCAACCCTGTACTGCGCTGGTGCGCCGGCAACACCGCACTTCTGTTTGACACCAATGGCAACTACCGGCCCGACAAGAAAAAGTCGAATGCCAACGGCCGCATCGACGGAATCGTCGCGACCGTCATGGCACTTAGCCGGGCAGTATGCGTCGAGCCCCAACCTGAACCTGGAATCTATATCCTATGACACAAGCGAACTGGTACAACGCCGAGCGTGTCAGCCAGCCGGGGAGCGTCGTCCTGAACCGCTGGCTAGCGGAACGCAAAATCAGTAACCTCAACGAGACGCGGCAGAACCTGACGGTGCAGGAACTGGCCAACATCATCGGAGGCGGCGCAATCAGCAACGCTGGCCCGGTGGTGAACGAAACGACGGCGATGAAGGTTTCCGCGGTCTATGCCTGTGTCGCGCTGATTGCAGGGGCCATCTCGACGCTGCCGCTGCCAATCTACGAGCGCACCAACATCAATGGCGTTCGGGGACGCGCCCAAGTTGAACATCCGTACTGGTGGCTGCTGAACGAACAGCCTGAACCGGACATTTCGGCGGCCGTTTTTTGGGAATACATGGTCAGCGCGCGTCTGTTCTACGGTGATTGTTTCGCCGAGATCGTCCGCACTGCCTTCCGAAGCAACGATGTGATCGGCTTCAAGGCGCACCACCCGCTCCGCGTCACACCATTCCGTGACTCCACAGGGGACCTGTACTACCGAGTCCAGCCTTTGGTCGGCGCGCAGTACGTGCTCCACCCTGCGGACATGATCCATATCCCCAGTCTGGGCTATGACGGCGTTCGCAGCCCCAGCCCTATCACGTACGCTGCGCGGCAGTCGATCGGGACCTCCCTGGCAGCTGGCGAGTACAGCGCTCGGTTCTTCAGCAATGGCGC